CCTCGCGTCCATCCCAGCTCCGTGGCTTCGGACCTTTCGCGCCTGGGCCGACGCCGAGCGCCGCCCGGAGGCGAACGTGCGCGAGAGTGCTCTAGGCCCCATCGAGTCGTGGATGTGGAGCGAGAAGTACAAGCTCCGCAGCGACCGGTTCCTCGCGCCGGCGTTCTCGCTTTCGGACTGGATGGAGACCTTCGCTCGCCCCGAACTTTGCGAGGCGTTGCGCACGTGCGGCAGGGAACTGCCCGAGCCGCAGCCGAGGGTTCGCATCGTCGGCAAGTCGGCCCGGGTGAAGGCGCCGCGTGTTCCGCCGAACGGCCCGCGCATGATCCCCATCGGTGGCTCGCCGCTACTGGAGGCCGAGGTTCCCCTTCGCGTACTCCCACGCATCGGAGATGTCGGAGGCCGACCAGCTACACCGTGCCCCGAAGAGGTGAAGTACCGGCTGAACGAGCCGCTGCGACGACTCGCCAGAGAGTACGGTTTCAACCGAACAACCCTGCGCCGCTGGCGGCGCGAGTACGGCTTCGAGCCGACGGAGAAGACAGGATGAGGACCTACCCCTCGCGCATGTCCGCGAAGAACATGATCAAGGAGGCGCCCGGCCTGACCCTTGAGGAGGCGGAAGCCTGGCTCGACGTCGAAGAGAAGGGCAAGGCTCGGTCCACCGTGATGCGCGCCCTTCGTGGCCGACGCGACGAACTCAACAGCGAGCGCCGCAAGGAAGCCCTACCCGAGGTGAAGGAGGCTGTGGCTGCCGCCGCGCCCGTCGCACCAGCCCCCATCCTCGGCACCGTCGAGATGTCCTCCAACGTCGCGATGGAGTCCTAGCCATGGCTTCCGAAACAGCTGTTCGCCGAGTCGCAACCCACCTCAAAGCCATGCACGGCATGCCCCGCGAGAACATCATCAAGATGCTCACGAACCGGGCCATGCTCCAGAAGTTCGAGATGGCGAAGAAGAAGAAGAAGATGCCTGAGTTCGACGCGCTGGCGTTCGCGCTGGGCGAGGTCTTCGCAGGCGCCTACACGAAGGAGCACACGCAGGGCGAGCCCTACAAGTTCCTGTGCACCGAGGACAACCTGAAGGTGGTACGCGCCGCGCTCGACGGGAAGGCCGTGTCCGAGAAGCGGGCGGTCATCGTCCCGTCGGTCGGCAAGCTCCAGCACCTCCTGCCGGACATGGAGCCCTACGAGGTGACGGCGATGCTGGCCCTCGAGCAGGAAGGCATCAACGAGGACAAGGAGCCGCGACCCCACGTGCTCAAGCTCCTCGGCGAGCGCGTCATGAACGACATGGCGAAGGCCAACAAGCCGGAGTTGTCGGAGGCGGAGATCGCCGAGCGCAAGAAGCTCCTCGAAGACGACGACTGAGCCGGTGAGGCCACGGAGGTAGGTCATGGCTCGCAAGGCGATGATGACGGCGGACCGCGCCGAGCGCATCGCGCTGGAGCTGACGCAGAACCCGAAGTACAAGGACTTCTTCGACTTCTGCGAGACCTACCTCCGGGTGCTCAACAAGCCGGAGACCTCCGGCATCGACGGGGTCAATCTCGTCCCCCTCGTGCTCAACGAGGTCCAGAGGGACTTCGCGCAGAAGATCATCGACCGCTGGGAGGCCGGGCACCCTGGCCGCTTCATCGTGTTGAAGGCTCGGCGCATGGGCTTCTCCACGGTGGTGACGGCGTTCTCCGTGTGGCTCCTACTGACGAACAAGCACCGCAACGGGTTCGTCATCGCCCACGACAACAAGTCCACGCAGAACGTCTTCCAGATGGCGAAGCGGATGATCGACCACCTCCCCTCGAAGGGGCAGGCTGGGTCGGGTCAGGCGGCCCGCATGGGCGAGGACCTTCGCCCGGCGACCCGGTACGACAACCGGAACGAACTCTGGATGGTTCACCCCCAGGACCAGACGAAGGGGCACAACAGCAAGTTCGACACGGCGACCGCCTCGGACGTTGACGCGGGGCGGTCCTTCGAGATTCACGTGCTCCACGGGAGCGAGGTCGCGTTCTGGGATGACCCAGACACCTTGCTCGGCGGCGTGCTGCAGACGGTGTCGAAGACGCCGGACACCCTGGTCGTCCTGGAGAGCACCGCCAACGGCAGCGGCGGGTACTTCTACGACGAGTTCTGGCTGCACTACCTGGGCAAGGACAAGCACGGGAAGCGCGTGGACTCCGACTGGGTCTCGCTGTTCTACGCCTGGTGGCGGATGCCGTTCTACCGTCGGGTCCTACCGAAGGGGCTGACGGCCGAGGAGTTCCTGCGGGACTTCGCCGACGAGACGCTGCGCGGTATGCACTTCGAGTACGGCCTGCACATCGAGCAGACCTACTGGGCCTACCGCTGCTGGCGCGACGACTGCAAGAGTTCGTGGAGCAAGTTCAAGCAGGAGTACCCGGGCAAGCCCGAGGAGGCGTTCGCGTTTGCGAGCTCCCGGGTGTACGGCGAGGACCAGGTCAAGATCGTCGAGGACCGCTACCGGATGGCGCCTGTGCATCGCGGGGCCATCGTTGATGAGAGCGGGAATGCGGAGGACGAAGCACGAGCCCGGCTGCCGAGTTGGGACGAGATGGAGCCGAGGTTCTCCGCGGCTACCGAGGGCGCCGAGACAGACGACGACCTCTGGATTTGGAAGCTCCCAGTCCCTGGCCGCGGGTACATCATCTCGGTGGACCCTGCCAGCGGTGTCAGTGCGGGTGACTTCTCGGCCATCCAGGTGTTGGACGCGGTGACTCGCGAGCAGGTGGCGGAGTACCACGGCCACTGCGAGACCCACGTGCTTGGCTACCTCGGCGTGCTGATGTCCATCTTCTACAACCGGGGCTTCTTGACGTGGGAGGTGAACGGCCTGGGGCGCGCCGTCAGCACGGCGGTCCTCCAGACCCAGTATCCGTACATCTACATGCGGGTGGCCCTCGAGCGGGACGCGACCGGCGACGAACAGGTGCCGGGGTGGATCACAACGAAGGCGACGAAGCCGACGATGGTGATGCTCGGGAAGCAGGCGGTGGCCTCTGCGGGTTCAGCTCCCATCAGGTCGGGGCGGTTGTACAGCGAGGTGCGGTCGTTTCGGGAGATCACAAAGAAGCCGAGTCGCGGGCAGTCCGGCGTGCAGGCTGGCGACGAGGTGCACCGACGTGTCATCTACGGAGCTGCTCTCGGCGCGCACGACGATCTGCTGATGGCCTGGCTCCAGGCTCTCGCCGTGCTCGACAGCGGCATGTACGTTGCTGGCGGCGACTACTCCTACCTCCCCACCGGGGAGACACGCACCAAAGAAGAGGTGCTTGAGGAGGAGTGGGAAGAGTACCTTCAGGACTTCGACGCGGCCCCAGAGCGTCGAGCAGGCGATGGGTGGCAGTGATGGAAGATGCAGCAGCAGCGCATGGCGACGACGGCAAGCAGTACCGGCGCAGGTTCAAGAACGCCGAGGCCGGGAAGAAGCTCTTCGACCGCGTGACGAATCGCTACGCCGAGCTCCGTGGCGTGCGCGCCGACTACGACCGCTACCTCAAGGCCTACGAGTTCGGCACGCAGCCTGACCGGGGAGACAAGGAGCAGGTCCACGGCCTGCACCTTCTGGCCGCCGCTGTCGATGGGCAGTTGGCGTACATGGCCTACCGCGACGGGAAGTTCTACTCGCGGCCGATGTCCTCCTCGGAGGATGCTGCGCAGCAGGCGCGCGAGGCTGCGGCCATCCTCGACAAGTCCTGGGGGAAGTCCCGCTCCTGGGTCGAGGCTCGACGATCAGCGAAGGACTCGTTCATCTTCGGCACCGGGTACGTGCGGACGAACTACGACCAGGCCGGTCTGTCGATGAAGGCGGACGACTACGAGGTGGCCGACGACGTGTCGCCTGAGATGACCGTCGGCGACGAGGAGGTGATGGAAGGCCTCGCCGAGATGGAACTGGTGAGCGTGGTGGACTCGAACGAGTCGCACGTCTACATCGAGCGCATCTCTCCGTACAACGTGGTGACCCCGGGCGGGTTCATCGACCTGCGGAAGATGCCGTGGGTCGCCATCCGGCACGTCCGGCTGCTGGACGCGGTGAAGGCGGACCCTGACCTGAAGGTGCCGCCCAGGATTCGGGCGAACGAGTCCATCGACGAGGCTCACGTCGAGAGCAGCAAGACGAGCCAGCGCCGCGCGATGCCGACATCGGAGGAGCCCGAGCACATCGTGGTCTGGGAGGTCTGGTACCAGGAGTACACGACTGCGCTCGTGATGGTCGGCACGAAGAAGCAGCGCCGACGCATCCGCGAGACCCGCTGCGTGATGATGACGGACGCGCCGGTGGACGACTCGACCACGAGCGACCATCCGCACATCCTCGCGCACAACGTGAGCTACCTGGACATGCCCGGATACCCGCTCGTGAGCATGCGGTTTATCGAGGTGCCCGACCGCCACCTCGGCGCCTCGCTGGTGGCTCGAATGCTGGGCCCGGCCGAGGACATGCAGCGCATCTTCGACATGGCGGTCGAGGGTCTGCTGGCCGCGTTCAGCGAGAAGGTCATCATCAACGAGGGCAAGTTCTCTACTACCGCGCGGAACAAGTTGG